CTCATTTTGTTCTGCACCCCAATGTATGCTTTGTGTATCACTTGTAGGATCAGATAAGTTAGAAGGTATATAATAATTGTTTACACTTGTTACTGAACCCCCTACACTTTGTAAAACCCCTATAGCAGTACCACTTGTAATTTTATGTGCATAAAATAGTGTGGGTTTTGTAAGTATGCTTTCTTGTTCTGTGTTTACACTCCAACCCCATTGTATATCTGTGTTTGCATTACCTGTTACATTTCTTAACCTTTCGAACTTCATGTGTTCAAATGGTAGTGTAATTTTATATTCTTTGTTTGTAACTTCTTCTAATATAGAAGTGCTTAAATGCCCCCACTTAATACCTGTATATTGGTTATGAAAAGCTGTAAAAAATGTTTCGTTACCTGCATAATTAAAACTAATATTATCGTATGGTATGGGTAAGGTAACTTCTGAAGTTTCTAAATCTAAATGTTCTGTTATATCATGTACAACTGTACTTGCTGCATAAAAATCCTGTAGGGGTTGTACTTTTATTGTGTTATCTGAAAAGAAAGAAGTTAAATTAAACATCTTAAATAGTGCAGTTAAAAAATCTATTACCTTAATATCAGGCATATTATCTTTTAAGAATATATTTTTTGTTACTGTAGTATCAAATGTGTTTGTTGCACTCGCAAAGTTACCATTGGTTTTTGTGCTTTCGAATATACTCATGGTTACAGTAAATGTTTTACCTAAAGAACACCTTATTCTTACACTATATGCAAAACCTTTTTCTAACTTCTTTTGGTCTGATAATTTTATTACTTTATCTGTACCTGTACTGGTTTGTGTACTTTCATGGAATACTGAACTGTTACCACCTAATTTTTGTTGTATTTCAATAGTGTATTCTACACCAACATCTACACTTACTTCAAGTTGCATAAACCTATTACCTGTATAAAATTTATTGTTTTTATATTGGTTACCTTGTGCATAAAAACCTGTAGGCACTCCAAGTGTAGGATTACCTTTTAAACTTAAAGCCCTTATAGGATCAAAAGTATCATAAGTAGAAGTTATACCAGTCCAAGCACCACTATGTAAAGAAGCTGTAGGTGCATTATCTTCATTTAATATAGTACCCTTTTGTTTGTGCATCCATAAGTACAAGTTAAAGTAAGCAGCATTTGTATTTACAAAAAAATCATTACTAAAAGTTATATTATAATGTTTTTGTATTGCCAGTATAATACCATGTACTCTAAATGCAGGTTTTAATTGGTCAAATAGTAAACCATGTGAATTACTACCTACATATAGGTTTTTAGTACCTGCTGTATCATCACCACTATTATATATTAATCTATCTGTATGTGTTATTAGGGGGTATATAAGTGCATCTGTAACATCTTCACCATTTATATTATAATCCCTGCCATCTTGCATTTGTGCTATTACTTCACTACCTGAATAAGTTAAAAACTTGTTTAGTTCTGTAATATCTTGTAGTTTATCATCTTTAAATAAATCTTTTATACTTATACCTTCACCAAAAAAAGTTAATCTGTAGTTTTCAGGTTCATTGTTTGTCATCTGTACACTTTCGTACTTAACAAAACCTTTTTTAAATGGCTTGTAGTTTAAAAATAATTCTGCTTTCTTTTTATCCTTTGGGCTAAAATTAATTGCTAATAAATCAGGGTTGTAAAAGTGTTTGAATATTTTGTTGTTATTTTTAGAAGCAGGTACATTAAAAGTCCTTGTAAATTCTGTAAATACTTTTTGTATATCTAAAATATCTTGTAATGACTGTGTAAGTGTTACACTTTCATTATCATGTAATTCTACCTGTTCACCCTCTATAAATAATTGCAGTTGAATCATTACCTAACATTGTTTATAAGATTAAATGCAAATTCAAAATCTACTGTATAATTTATTAGCTTATCATTCAAACTTGTTTTGTGTACAAATGATTTACTTCTTGGTATTATAGGTAATGTTTTAGAATCAAATCTTATAAAAACATTTTCACTTAAAAATAATTCTTCTATAGTTTTAGTTGCATCTTCTTTTATAAACCCTGTGTTCATTTGTAAGTTTGTGATAGCATTTACATTATATCTTTGTTGCTGTCCTTTGTAAGTTGGGTAAGTAACAGTTGATACATTTATACTATTTGTTTTGTGTGTTTCATCTGTTACTGTAAAAGTTTCTGTAGTTTTTTTAAAAAAATATAAATCTTCATAAGCACCAAACTTATTTACAAATGTTACTTTGAAAGAAGTGTATTTAGGTTCACATACATTGTTTACTGTAATTGTTTTTCTTACAGTTGTATCATCTGTATCAAATACTTGTATTGTGCTTGTGTTAGCAGGTATGGTTATGTATTGTATTTTTTGGTTAGTATTACCACTATCTGTTATTTGTGTTGTACTGCTATCTATTACAACCTTACCTACACCTTCTGCAAATATTGGTAACTTACCTGCTGTGTTTTCAGGTAAATATATATTGTCTGCTGATATTAAAGCATTGGTAGATAGTTGGGGGTTTATCTCATCTTCAAAAGTACCAAATCCATCTAATGCTAAAAAATTAGTAGTTACTGGTGAACCACTTGTAAATTCTAAACTTGTAGTAGAATCAAATAATCTTTTAACTACAGTAACCCATTTAGTAACACTTGCATAATCGTTATTAAAATCATGGGTAATATAATCCCTTACTAAATTACCTATTTCAAAAATTATATTACTTTGGCTTGTAATTCTATCTTTGTCTAAAGTATATTTTAGATCACTTGAAGTATAGCTACCTGCTGTACCACTATATATATAAATTTCTAATCTTGCACTTTTTAAACCCATATCTATAAAATATTATCAAATCCTGTATCACTTCCACAATTAACTTCTACTGGACTTTCTGTAACTACTCCAAATTCATCAATTCTTATTACCTTAAAACTTGAACCAATATTACCTGCACCACTACCTGAAGGGTTTACTGATATTGCAAAATATTCATTACCACCATTCATAGGTGTACCCCTATCACAAACAATATTACCACCCACTATATTAGTTACTAAAGTTCCTGAACTATTTATAATTACAGAATTATTTACTGTGTACACTCTGTTGTTATCACAAAAACCAGTTTTAGTACTAAAAGAACTATCACTTATAAAAAATTCAGGGTTTGTAATATCACAAGGGTTACTACTTGGGGGTTGTGTTAATCCTGAAACATCACAAGTAAGTGCAGCACCAGTATTACTAAAACCACTTGGTACTAAAAATGTTACCTTTATGGTTCTTGCTGTAGCTGAAGTTACAGTATCAAAAGAACTTTTAAAACCACTTAAACCATCACTTTGGTCAGTTGATACCTGTAAAACAGAAGCACTTGTACCATTTACATCTACTTCACCTACTATTATATCACCTGTGGTAGTAATTCTAAAACCTCTATAACTTATAAAATTATCAGTACATACAAGTGCAGGTGTAGAAGTTGCAGGTTGTGTAAAGGTTGCATCACAATCTAAATTACCACCTGCATTACTATAACCTTGTGGTATTGAAAATCTAAATGTTAATACTATAGTTCTACTTGAACCTGTACTGTTAGCTAAATTACTTGTTTGTTGGCTACTTGTTGTTACTTCTGTAGTATTAGAAACACCTGCAATACTTTTTATATTTATTCTTGTTAAATTACCTACATTATAAGAAGGTACACTTATCAAACCTGTAGATGCAATAGAACCACCTGATAAAGAAATAGTATTACAATCTGCTGCACCTGCTGATGCACCTGATACTGTGAACTTATTACTTGAAGTTATACAAGCATCTACACTATTTCTTGCCCTTACAATAAAATCTGCACTTACACCTGTAGAAGTAGTAGAAAATGTTAAAGTTTGGTTTGGAACTGTACCACTTAAAGTAGCTGTTATTGCTGAATCACCATATCTTACTATTTCATAACTTGTTATCGTAGCACTTGTGCCATTGGAAAAGAAGCTACCAAGTGATACTGTGCTACCTGTAGTAACATTGGTTATATCTGAAATAGTACCTGTAAATACAGCCATGTTATTATTACTTGATTGAACACAAGTAGTTGGGGGTAATTGTGTAAATGTTTGTGGGCAACTTAAAGTGCCATCTGTGGTATTACTAAAACCATCAGGTATTTGTATTGTGTAGTTTACAGTTCTTGAAACACTTGAATCACTTGCACTTAAAGCTGCAAAACTTGTTGCATCTCTATCTATTATAATACCTTTTAGTATTGTGGGTTCTATAATAGTTCCATTACTTTCTACACTAAAGTTTGCAAGTCCTGCTGTAGTACAACTAAATGCACCTTCTACTGCTGTAGGTTCAGTAGCTGTTATGTAAAATGGGCTTCTTGAATTTATTTTTGTACTCATAATCTTTTATTCTTTAGTGAAAATGCTATAAATTCTTCTACATCTAATGCAAATAAATCTACTATATCATTGGGTAGTTTTTTAAATGCTTTTTCAAAAGGTTTTGTAAAAAATAAACTTGGCTTTATGCCTTTTTCAAATATGCTTCTTGCTATAATAAAGTTTAACCCTTTTCTTGTTATAAATCTACCTTTGGCATCTCTTGGTGCTATACCCCTTTTTACAGTCCACTTATCTAACTTGTTAGCAGGTGGTCTTTTGGTTGTATAAGAAAATGGTGTGTTGTATTTTTTCTTTGTACCCAATTTTTTATACCTTCAGTAAGACCACCTTTTTTACCTTTACCACTACCAAATTTTGCAAGTGTACCAAATTTTGCTATTTCAGGGTATGTGCTTGTTTTTCCTTTTACACCCCTGTCTTGGTAGTATCCATATTCTTCCATAAAGAATTCTAAACTAAAACTATTTTCACTTTCTTTTAATTTAGAACTTATACTATTAAGTAAGTTACTTGTTACGTTTTTGTTTTGTTTTTTTAGATTGTTTTTACTTTCTTGTACTACAAACCTTCTAAATTTATCTAAAGCTGTT